GAAATTAATATAATTAAAATTCTTTATATATTGAACACAATTTTCAATACCATCTGAAATCATATCATCCTTAAAAGCATAATTTATAAAATTAGGTCTAAAGGAAAGTCGTTGTGCTATTTTCATGAAACATTCACCAAGATATTCTGAAATCATTGGAGGAAGCTCACCTTTTTCTTTTGCCTCATCAAATCCACGTTTATATATTATCATTTCTTTCAAAAACTTTTCATTATCTACATAATGTATTGGTTTTACTTTTGCCAATCTGCCCTCCTATAAGTTGTCATTTCATATATTAAATATAATACCTAAGTGTTGTCAACCACTTGACAAAGCTCTTGACAGGTGATATAATACTAGTGTAGGGATTAATGATTTATTAAGTCTTCAATTGTACATAATATTCAGCTACAGGAAATCGTTCTTCCTCATATATTTTTTTCCTTTCCTCAAAATGATCTAATGTGTAATTGAAACTACTACCATAAGATAGATCATCAGCAATATCATACAATGTAGCTATATCTTTCTTTTTAGATTTCCGTAATCCTCGACCTATTGACTGAAGATTTCTAACCCGACTTTTAGAAGGACTAGCGAAGACGATGTTATGAAGATTCCTAATATCGACGCCAACACTAAATACGCCATAACTAGCAACGATGATTGCATTTCGTTCTGATTCAACGATATGTCTAATTTGTTCTCTTGTATCTGCACCTGTTCCTCCATGAACGAAAAATATTGTTCTACCATTTGATTCCTCCTTTATCATATCGTAAAGTAACTTTCCATGTTTTTCAACAAAACGAAATAAAAGAAGTGTATTAGTTTTTAAATCTAGAACTAAGTTTTTTATAAATGTATTTCTTGCTTTAGAATTTATCAAATAATCCTGCTCTTCTTGATAACTTATTTTCCTAAGATCATGACATATTGAATCTGGATGTTTTATTAAAATTGCTTTGATAGTAAAAGGTGATAGATGTTTACTGTCTATAAGCTTCTTTGTTGAGGTGACCTTGTAGACCTTACCAAATAGCCCTTCTAGCACCAATTTATGAGTTAATGTTCCGTCTAATGTTCCAGTTGTTCCTATACGATATTTTGCATTAATACACTTGGTCATTATAGATGTGAGAGATTTTGACTTAAAACCATGAGCTTCATCACCAATCACAAGTTCATATTGTTCAAAGTATTTTTGTTGCATCTTATAAATTGACTGCCATGTTGATATTATGATAGGTAGTTCAGAACCTTTATCTCTTCCAGCAAAAACCGTATGACAATTGTTTGCTACATCAAATCCATATTGTCTAAAATCATTATACATTTGAGAAACAAGAGATATAGTAGGAACTAAAATAAGAGTCTTCAAATTTAAATACCTTATAAGTATATAGATAATCAAAGATTTACCTGAAGCTGTTGGTGAAAGTAAAAGTGCTTTGTGGTGAGTCAGGGCATGGTTGGCAGCAATCATCTGATAATCTCTAGGGATTACTGGTAACTTTAATGAATCTATAAAATCTTTCTTAATCTTTATTTTTTCATTATTAAAATTTGAATCAAACTTAACTTTGTAGTCTCTGGTATAGAGAAATTTACAAAGATGTTCAAACAATCCTCCATAAAGAAGACGGTTATGAACATTAAAAAGCCGTATCTTTCCATCCCAAAGTCTATTACGATATGCTGGCATAAATGTGTAGCCAGGCACCATAAAAGTAAAATGGTCACAAATTTCCTGAGCAGTTGAAGCTTCGGAATCTATCTTGATATAGACTTCATTTTTTTTAGATATGTTAATTATTTCCATTTGTAAATTTCAACCAATCTAAAGCATTCTTTATTTGAAATCCCCGATTGTTTATCATCCTAATAACAGAGTCCAGATAGTTTACTTTTTCCTGTAGAACTACTAATTGTTGTTTCAATTTGAGTACATCATCATCTGATTCAATATATTTAGCTATTTCATTCTTGAGAAGTCTTCCCAAATATTGTTCCCATCCACGCCGTTCAAGTTCTTCTTGAGACATTTTACCAGAATAATACTCAGTCTTAGCCCGAACTATTTTAGATAGTTCAAACTCAAACCCCTTTAGTCTGATTCGTTCATCAGTAAAAATTTTAAGATATTTGTCGTGAATTAGTGGGATACGAATGGATTCTGTGCCCAGTTCTGTATAATCAATTTCACGATCTCTATGCCAAAGTTCTTGAATATCTTCAAGTTTCAAATCACCTCCTTAAATAATAATTAAACTGGTTTTCCTTCGTATGATGGGTCATTGTTGAGTAGGTTTTCAACTGTATAAACATCATAACGAAAAGAAACATCTGCAGTAACATAATCTATATCTGTTCCACCACTATCAAATGCAATTGAAGAAAGACTTAGTGGGAAACATTCTCTAAATCGAAAATTTATCTGTGGATTCATATTACTGGTCAATACAGTTAAAGTTGCGTCAGTAGTCAATTCTGAGTTTTCTGTTAATTTTTTATATTTTGCTTGACCCTCTTCAGTTGGAAATCCAAGTCCAATAATCCAATCATAAATTGATAACCAATTTTTCATATTTTCATCTACTATGAATTTTATTGACAACTCTTCAAAATTAACTTCATCTCCAGCAATTGCTATAGTTTTTAATGGTGTAGGAACATCAATAGCAGATATTGAAACCCCAGGCAAAGAAGCAGACTGAACAAAATAGTTTACTTCTGGAAAATTATTAAGTTGAAATTTAAATCCAATAGGACTTAAAAAACTAGTATTGATTGGTTGGTCTTGTAATGCAGACATAAATGGAATATCCTTTCTGTAATATTTAGTTAGGACAAAAAAAAAGGGTGACTACAATTAAGTAATCACCCTTCTCACGTTCTTTAGGAGTTATTACCCCTAAAGACTTAACTTACATCAGATTATCAACTCTGACCAATCTGTAGTAGTAGTTAGCGTTGGCAGTCAAGGCTCCGGTTCCACCACTGTTTCCAAATGGATTGGTTACGAGTCCGTAACGTGTCTTGAAACCAATTTTTGGTTGAAAGGAACTTTCACCAACCGCACGAACCATTTGTAATGGAACGTAAGGACAGTAGAAGATACCTGCATCATAAGCAGATGAACCTTTGTAACCTACACAGAAGAAGTTAGTTGCTGACGCACTGAAATATGGATCAACATAAACTTTGTAACGGCCGTTGAGTGTTCCAACGAAAGTGTTACCTGTGTCATCAACTCCAGATCCGTCCATCATTCCACCCATGGCTAGAGCAGAAGCAACGTCTGAAGATGTGATTATGATGTTACCTTTTCCGCGACGTGTTGACTTTGCGATTGCATTTGCATCACGTTCTACTTGGAACATCAGACCTTTGAATTTCTCAACAGACCAACGTCCATTAGAGTCAACATCAAGGTCAAACACACCAGCTGTTGATGTATTGTGTTGTGCTCCGTGCTCTGCACCAAAATAAATGGTACGGATAACTTCGCGGTTAATCTCTGCCAAAATCTCTTGTGAGAGAATGTTAGCAAGTTCTGTTTCAGCATCCAAACCGTGAACGGCTTTAAGATCCTGTGCCAATTCCATCGAGTACTCACCCTTGAGTGCACGTGTCTTAGCTGTAACAGTTACACGATCAATGGAGAATGACATTTGCTGGAAATCTTCAGCAGCTGTACCAGAAGTTCCAGTAAGACCGAAAGTTTCAGCAGTTGCCGTTGAGTTACCTACACCTAATACTGCGGAGTATGTTCCACCCTGAGCTGCTGCTTGTGCACCTGCTCCGGAGCTGACCATATCATCTCCAGCATCACCAGAATGTGTGGATTCTGGTTCTGAGTACATGGCTTCAGCACCACCTTGTGAATCATAACGAGGACGCATTGCGAAAATAAGTCCTGTAGGGCCAGTCATTGGTTGAACACCACAAACATCATAAGCAACTAAATTAGGCATTGCGCGACGAATCATGGAGATCAAAACTGGATCTTGATATTGTATTCCACCAGTACCACTTGCTGTTGGGGCGAGTGATGTCAGGGAAGTTGTTGCTTCCATCAAAGAGCCGCGACCTTCTGCAGCTGCCTGCTCTGCCATGGCTTTTTCTTGGTTTTCCAAAAGAACGGCGGTAACCGCTTTTCGGTATGGGTCTTTAATCTTGGGCATATCTGGATGCTCTAAGACCGGAGCCCACTTTTGTTGTAGTCCTTCAGCTAGATACATTTTTTGTAATCTCCTAAAAATGTTATTTGTTTAAACGAGTTAATGCAGAAGCATACTTACTCATAACTGGATCAACACTTGATTCTGAACTATCTTGTTCTTTCTCAGTATTTTCCAATTCCTCTGTAATTGTTTCCGACTGTTGTTTAGGGAAATAATTTTCCTTAATTACTTCAAGTTTCTCAGAATATTGAGACTTGTCTTCAAAATCTATACCATCAGCCAATTTACCTAGTTTTTCTTTTTCGGTATCGGCGAGGTCTTCTGAAACTTCTCTCAAAGTTTCAGCCTTTTTATACTCAGCAAGTTCCTTTTTGATGTCTACACTTGTGTTAATAGACTCATCAAGTTTTTGCTCTAGTTCTTCAACTTTCTCAAATAGATCGTCAACAAGGTCAACTTTCTCTTCTGGAATGTCAATGTAATGCTCTGTAAAGAGGTTCTTGAGGCCTGTCATAAAGTCTTCAACCAATTCTGATCGAATTCCTTTTTCAACAGCTAACTCATTTTCTTTCATCCACTCTTCAGTAACATAGTTGAGATATCCATCAACTTTT